TCAGGGGTGCCTGTCGCGTGTCGAACTGGGACCGGGAGGGCCGTCGCTGCCGTTATTGATTTCCTACATAGCGGTGCTGGGGTACGAATTGCGTTTGGCCCCCCGGCGTCCGGTGGTGCCGGATTTCGCGTTGGGTGTTTTATAGCGGGGGTGGTATGACGGACCTGGAAAAGTTCAAGGCCCTGATGGAGTCTTTCGGCCTGACTCTCCACTCTCTCCCTCCGGACGGCCCGCGCGAGTCCAGGCCCTACGATATGACCCGGACCATTCTGATGCTGGATTCCGCCTACTATGATCTGGGCTATGACTATCCGCCGGTCTTTGTGTTCGACGGTGAGGGGAAATTCGAGGCGGCGGGCAGCACGGTTTAGGCCCCGCCAACTCCCCTCTATTTGTACGACGTCATGACGTCATGGTATAAACGGGCCAATGAATCGCTACCACGATTCCAGTTCCGATGCCAGCCGGACGCGTGCCATACCCCTCGAAGATCTTCCCGAGAGTGATGTGCCGGGGGGCGGTGGTGCCATGGAATCCCTGCGCCACCCCGGCCCCGGTCCGGAACCGCTGGACGAGGACGAACTGCAGCGCATCGTGCGCGACGAGATCGAGGAGTGTGAGCAGGTAGTTACCGATTTAGCCGATGGCCGCAAACGAGCCACTGACTACTACGATGGGGAGCCTTTCGGGGACGAGGAGGAGGGCCGGTCCAAAGTTGTCTCACGTGATGTGCACGATACGGTCCACGCCATTCTCCCCTCCATCATCCGTATATTTTTAGGACCGGAGAACATCGCCGAGTTCATTCCCCGCACGCCCCAGGATGTTCCTGTCGCGGAACAGATGACGGATTTTATAAACTTCGTCATTCGCGTGGACAACAATGGTTTTTTGGTCCTGCACAGCGCCTTCCTGGACGCCCTCATCCGCTCGTCCGGCGTTGTCACTTGGTGGTGGGACACATCGAACGAAATGGTGACCGATGAGTACGAGGAACTCACCCCGGAAGCATCGGCCATGCTCATCACCGAGGCCCGCGAACTGGACGGGGATACCAAGGTCACTGTCTCGGAAAACCCCGATGGTTCCCTGGCCATCCATATCAAGCGCCGCGCCAATGCCCAAGGCCGGATCCGTATCGCCGCCATCCCGCCGGAGGAGTTCTTAATCAATCGGACGGCCAAGTGCATCGACTCGGCCCGCATCGTGGGCCACCGGCGGTACCTGACCGTGAGCGATCTCGTCGCACTTGGCTACGACTGGGAGGAGTGCCTGGAGGCCGCTGGCTCAGAAGAGTTCCTGGGCCATACCCAGGAAGCGGTGGACCGCCTGCCGGGAGCGGCCAACATCATAGATGAGTCCAGCGACGAGGCCACCCGTCCGGTTCTCTACACCGAGGTCTATATCAAGATCGATGTGGATGGGGACGGCATCGCCGAACTGCGCAAGATCTGCTGCATTGGCTCGAACTACGAGATCGTGAACAACGAGCCGGTGACCGAGAAGCCCTTCGCCAACTTCTGCCCCTCGCCTACGCCGCACACGATCTTTGGCAATTCCATCGCCGATCAGGTCATGGACGTGCAGCGGGTCAAGTCCTCCATCCTCCGCAAAACCTTGGACAGCCTCGCCCAAGCCATCGTCCCCCGCATGGCCATTGTCGAAGGCCAATGCAACATCGCCGATGTTCTCAACAATGAGACGGGCGGCCCCATCCGGATGAGAGCGCCGGGGATGGTCCAGCCCTTAATTACTCCTTATCTCGGCAAAGAGGCCGAGGGCCAACTCGCATATTGGGATCGCGTCAAGGAAGACAGAACAGGCATATCCCGCGCCGCCGCCGGCCTCGACGCCGATGCCCTCCAAAGCACAACCAAAGCCGCCGTCAGCGCCACGGTAAATGGCGCTCATCAACACATCGAACTCATCGCGCGGATCTTTGCCGAAACCGGGTTAAAGCGGATGATGCGCGGCCTGCTGGGCCTCGCCTGCCGGCACCAGGAGCAGGAGCGGGTCATCAAGCTCCGCAACACCTGGACCCCCGTTAACCCCGCCGAATGGAATGCCGATACCGATGTGGCTGTTAACGTGGCGGTGGGGTCCGGCACCTTGGATGAGCGCAAGGGCGCTCTGCAACTCATCGCGTCCAAACAGGAGCAGATACTCCAGATCTATGGCCCCTCCAATCCACTCGTCACCGTCAGCCAGTACCGCAACACCCTGGCCAAACTGATCGAGATGGCCGGCTTTGTCGATCCCGGCATGTTCTTAAATAAGGTGGACCAGAACTGGCAACCCCCGCCCCCGCAGCCGAAAGAGCCAACTCCGGAAGAGAAATCGGCGATGATCCTGGCGCAGGTCCAGGCCGATTCCATCAAGGCCGATATCCAGATGAAGGCGGCGGAACTTGACCTCAAAAAACAGGACATGCTCCTCAAGAACGATAGGGAGCGGGACCTCAACGAGTCCAATATTTACCTGAAGGCCCGCGAGTTGGAATTGAAATACCAAACTGAGGTGGATCTGGCCACCATTCAGGCCAACATCGAGCGCGACCGTATGGCCAACCAGTTCCAGGAAGCGCAGGCCCGCCGGCAGCATGAGGCCCAGCAACAGGAATCCCAAGGCGCACGCCAGCAGGATACGGCCCTCTATCAAGAGGATTCGCGCCGCGATACCGCTTTGCAGACTACCGGAATCAAAGCGGACGCGGCGCGGGAAACCGCCGCGATGGGCCTGCAGGGCAAGATGCAACAGGCCGCGCAGCAGGCGCAGCAACAGGCCCCGCCGCCGGAAGGAGGCCCCGATGCCGGCGCAGTCTGAGCTTGCCGCCCAGGACGAGGTCCGGCTGGGCCACCGCGCCGCCGAACTGCTGGCGGATCCGATCCTGGCCGATGCCTTCCTTCGTATGGAAGACCAGATCATCACCGCCTGGAAGGTGTCCCAGGATCCGCTGGAGCGGGAACTGCTGCATCGCCGCTGCATTGCATTAAAGGCACTCAAAAGTGAGCTAGAGATTTTGGTAGGGCGCGGAGAGTGGGCCGAGAAGGCGATTAAAACCACCGCCCGCCGCGAAAAGTTTGGAGAAACATTGTGAGCGACACCCAATTAAATGGATCGCCGGATCAGGACGTTGTTGGGCGCATGAGTTCGTTTCTCGCCGATGATGGCGACACAGACGCGGACGAGGCCGATGACAACCAGGAAGTCCCGGAAGATGCCGATGCCGATGTCGAAGGGGAAGATGACCCCGACGATGAGGACGAAGGTGACGACCAGGAAGAGGACGATGACGAAGAGGACCCCGACGAGCAGCCGCAGTCGAAACGCGAGAGGACCTACACCGTTAAGGTTAACGGGGAAGATTCTCGCGTCAGTTTGCAGGAACTGATCAAAGGGTACTCACGCACCTCCGATTACACGCGAAAAGCGCAGGAAGTTGCGAGTAGCAGGAAGGCTGCGGAGACGGAACTGACCTCCTTGAAACAGGAGCGGCAGCAATACGTCTACTGGGCCAACCAGATGGTGGCGAAGTTAAAAGCGGAAGCGCCGGCGGAACCCGACTGGGTCAAGCTGCAGAATGAGGATCCCATCGAGTTCACAGTGCAATGGACAAAGCGCCAGATGCACCAGAACAAGGTGGCCGAACTGGAGCAGCAACTGCATTGGTCGAATGAGCGTCAACGCCGTGACGAAGCGGTGGCGCGGGATCAGGTGATTGCGGAGGAGGCTGAAAAGCTATCCGCCGCGATCCCCGAGTGGCGAGATGAGGAAGCGGCCCGCAAGGGCAAAGCCGAACTCATCGCCTTCGGGCGCAAGGCCGGTTTCAGCGACCAGGAACTGCAGGGGGTGGTCGATCACCGCACCGTGCTGGTTCTCCGCAAGGCGATGCTCTACGACAAGATGCTCAGTGGCAAGCCCAAGTTGCAGAACCAGCAGAAAATCGTTCCCCGCCAAGCCCCACCCTCGTCCGCCGCCCCGGTCCGCCAGGGAAGCTACAAGCAACAGATGCAGCGCCTATCCAAAACCGGCTCTATCAAGGATGCCGCCACGCTCATGAGCCGATTGCTATGAGCGGTAAAAAGAGGATCACATGGCGTTCAAAGATGTCACACTCACCGTCCGCAATACCGTGGGCGTCCGGGAAGATCTAAGCGATATCATCTCGCGAATTTCCCCAACCACAACTCCGTTTACTTCCGCTATCGGGCGCGGCCCCAAGGCTTCACAGACGTTTTATGAATGGCAGACAGATGTTTTGCAATCCCCGGATTTATCGAACGCCCAGATAGAGGGGGAGGACTACGACGCGACCGCTTACCCGGCGGTCCAGCCCACGGTCCGGCTGGGCAACTACTGCCAGATTTCCAGCAAGCGGGCCATCGTTTCCGGCACTAACCAGAAGGTCACGAAAGCAGGGCGCAGCCAGGACGAGCTAGGCTTTGCCATGTCGAAACGTAGCGCGGAATTGAAGCGCGACATCGAAGCCATCATGCTGGGCAACCAGGGGGCCGATGCTGGCAGCAACACCACGCCGCGCAAGACCGCCTCGATCCTGGCGTTCATCAAGACCAATGTGGACAAGGAAGCGACCG